CATTGGTGTATGCCAAGAACGTTTACGACGTCCTCTCCAAGATGACGTCGAATGCCGGCTTCGAAGAAAACTTCTTCGCCGACCCGACTAAGCCGCCCGACCCGGCGACGATGGGTCCGCAGCAGCAGAAACCGTCTGATCCGGCCGCAGCGCAGGCGCAAGCGGTCGTGCAAGCGACCCAGGTCAAGGCTCAGGCTACCGTTTCGGCCATACAGATAAAGGCCCAGGCGCAGCAGCAGCAGGCGCAGCAGCAGGCCCAGGTCGATGCGCAATTACAGATGCAACGGGCTCAGCTCGAGGCGGAATTGCAGCAGAAGCGGCTCGATCACGAACTGGCGATGGAGCGTGATCAGACGATGCACAAGATGCTCCTCGAGAAGCAGGAGGCCGAGCACCGCCGCGAGCTTCAGATGCAAGAAATGATGGCGAAAATTGCTCTGGCACAAAAAGAGGTCGAGCTGAAGGCTGCGGCCGGCGCCTACGATTCGCCGCCGCCGCGAATGCCGCCTGGTAACGGTTCGGGGCAGGTTGCGTAAATGCCTGGCGCGCTCGACTGGCTGATGCGGCAGCTCGGTGGCGACGAACAGAATGCAGCTACCGTTGCGCCGATGATGGGTGGCTTCACCAAGCCAGTCAGCCCTGATCCGTCGCGGGTCGCGGATGCCTTCTCGGGGGCGGGCGATATCGCGGCCAATTATTGGCGTGACACGATTTCGACCCCGCTCAGTGAGTGGGGCGCTCGACAGCAGGCACAGCGTGATCGTCTTTCCGGCGCGAGCCTGGAGCAACGCGCGCTTGACCCGGAAGGCCTAGAGCAGTCGCAGGGCGTCGCAATGAGTGTTGGGCCCGGTGCGATCCGCGCCTATCACGGCAGCCCGCACAGTTTCGACCGTTTCGACCTGTCTAAGGTGGGCACGGGCGAGGGCGCTCAGGCTTACGGGCACGGGCTGTATTTCGCTGAGAGTGAGCCAGTTGCGGCGGGATATAAAGAAAGACTGAGCGGCGACATAACGCAGATGGCTGGTCGAGATGCCCCAAATCTCGATCAAGCTATAGCTGACGAATACCGCATCAACCCGCGGTCGGCGACGGCTATAGCAAATTGGCTTCCTTCGTTTGGTTGGAATACTCAACAAACCCGCAAAGCTATTGCCGATTGGGCGGGTAATCCGGGGACGGAATGGGCGCCCGAAGCTATTGGCGCTCTCGATAAGATGATTGCCTCTGGCGTGAGGTTTGGTAAGCGGCCGGGCGGTCAGGTGTACGAGGTCGATTTGCATGCCGACCCGGCGCGGCTGTTGGACTGGGACAAGCCGCTCAGTGGGCAGTCTCAGCAGGTTCGCGATATTATTGAGGGGCGCACTGACTGGTCGGCCCCGGATATGCCTGGGGCGCGAATTTATGGTCGAATGATAGAGAATGTCTCGCCGACCGGGTTGGCGCGATTAGGCGCGCCGCCGACAGTATCTGCTCAGTTACGCGATTGGGGCATCCCCGGTGTCAAATATCTCGACCAGGGCAGTCGGTCGGCTGGAGAGGGCACCAGCAACTATGTCATGTACGACGACAAGCTGATCGAGATACTGCGTAAGTATGGCCTGGCGGGGCTGACGGCTGGTGCCGGCGGTGCCGCGGCGCTCGGTGGTGGTGCCGGTGAGGCTCAGGCCGGTGCGCTCGATCGGCTGCAGGAGCAGCTCGGTCGCAATCAAGAGTGGGTGAGGCCGGGCGAGCACAATTATAACACCCCGCTGGGCGGGCAAGACGAGGCGTCGTTCCGTGATTGGCTGGCGCAGAACAAGGTGCCGTTCGACGCCAGTGCGCCGGTTACCGACTATGACATGCGGGGCTTTTGGAAAGGATTGCAATCTGGCGATCCGGTAGCCGCGTCATCGGTAAACCCGAATGACAACAGGATGCACTACCCTGACCGCTGGAAGACGCCCTATCACGAGACGTTTTCGGCCGGGAGCCAGTGGGCAACCCCGGACGCGCCGAACTGGACACCTGACGACAAGTTGATCGACAAATATGGGCGTACTCTGTTTGACGAGCGCGCCAGCCCGCTCGAGCGGCTGATGTGGCAGCTCCGTGGCGAATTGAGCCCGCCGACGTGAGGTGGCGAGACTTCCGTGCCTTCTGGCGCGGTTTGACGATGGCTGACATCGAGCAGCAGCCACCACCGGAACCCGAGCCAGAATTGCCGACCGACAAGGCCGAAATTAGAGCCGCCGCAACGCGGCTGCTGGGTGACCCGGCGTTCGTTCTCGCGATGAACAGGGTCGAGGATCGGCTGTACGAGAGCTGGAAGCTATCGGCGCCAGGTGATTACCCGGCGCGTGAGGAGCATTACCGGCTGTATTGGGCGGTTGGCGAATTGCGCAGCGAATTGCGCCGGATGACGACGTCATAACGACGCGGCAATCGCGAGAATAAGAACCGCGAACGCCAGGGCGAAAGCGGCCCAGACGAGGAGTGTCGCGTCGGGCGGGGTCGGCTGCACGACCCGACCATAGGTCGGATTTTTATCCGCGTCATTAGTGGAGAGTGTGATGCACCGTCTGTTTTTGGCGGCGCTGTTCTGCGCCTGCGCGATGCCGGCTTGGGCCGATGCGCTGATCCCGTGCAGCACGACGATTGGCGCGACCGCGGTTGCGGTGCCGTTCGGGTCGCGGGCGCCGACCAAGTATCTCGAGATCTGCAATTCACACGCGACCAACACGCTGGGCGTGAATGCGACCGGCGGCGCCGCGGCGATCGGTGCTTCGGGCACCCGAACGCTGGCGGCGGGGCAGTGCGCGATATGGACGGTGGCACCGCCCACTGACGTCTCCGTCATTGGTAGCGCGGCCTCCACGACATTTGCCTGCGGTTTTCGCTGATTGCCGCGCGATGCGCGGTTAACTGAACTAGTTCGCTTAACGCCGAACTAGTTCGCTTTCTGGAGAACTAGATAGATGGCTGACGTGCCAGTGGACACTGGCGGCGGTTCTGCGCCTGCGCCTACCGTTCCGACGCCTGCGAGCGCCCCACACCCGATGTCCGAAAGCGACGCTGTCGCCAGTGTTGCCGGGTTGCTCGAGGCCGAGGACGAGCCGCCGCGGCGGCGGCGCGCCGAACCCAAACCACAACAGACACCGTCGCAGGATGCCGGGCAGGAGCCTGGCCGCGACGTTCCCGAATCCGACGGGCAAGACCTGCCTGAGGATGCCGAACCTGAGGAGGCCATCGGCGATACTGAGGAGGCGGCGAGCGACGAACCGGACGACGAGTCCGACCACCGGATCGAGCCGCCCAAGAGTTGGAGCAATGAAGACAAGGCCGTATTCCAGCAGCTCCCACCCGAGGCGCAGGCAGTCATTACCCGCCGGGAGAGCGAGAGGGACCGGGCCTTTCAAGCTAAGACGCAGGAGATCGCCCAGCACCGCCACGCACTCGAGGCGACGTTTGGTGAGATCCAGCAAGAGCGGAGTTCCTACGCCAACAATCTGGAACAGCTACTCGCCGTTGCCATGCCGGAAGCGGCACAATTTGCCAATCTGGACTGGCAGCGCCTGGCACAAGAGTCACCCGCCGATTACGTCCGACTGACTGCGGAGCGCGATGCGCTGCGCGGCCGGATCGGCGCGATCCAGGGTGAGTTGCAGCGTGTTCAGGCGGTTGCACAGCAGGATCATGCGAGACAATTCGCAACCCTGCGCGCGTCTGAAGCACAGCGTCTCGCCGAGAAGGTCCCGGAATTCGCCGATCGCGAACGGGCGCCAAAACTGATCAGCGAGATACGCGAGTGGTTGCAAGGCGAGGGTTTCACCGCCCAAGAGATCGGCCAGGTCATAGACCACCGAGTCATCAATGTGGCGGTGAAGGCCATGCGGGCCGATCGGGCGCTGAAAGCGCGCCGGTCGGCTGAGACAAGGCGTGCCGATCCGGCGCCAAGCGTGCAGCGACCCGGGGTGTCACCACACCGGGAAAGCAACGCAGCGCGGCGCCGAAATCAGGCGATGGAACAGCTCAAGCGCACGGGGTCCGAAAAGGACGCCATCGGCTACCTCCAGCAACTTCTGGGGTAGGCGAACTTCACCTGACCGCCCCCGTACCAAAAAGCGGGCTTGGGGGCACCCGCTCTCGCCAGCGTCGTGAGACGCCGGCAATCCCTTGCTTAGATGGAGCCTCCTCAAATGGCAATTATTAGCGGAACGGCACTAACATACACGGGTCAGCCTGGGCTTCAGGGGCTCAGAGAAGACCTTAGTGATATGATTTATAACGTAAGTCCAGACGATCACCCTTTCATGTCGAACGTCGGTCGAGGCACTGCTGACGCCGTCTTGCATGAATGGCAAACCGATGCGTTAGCCGCAGCAAATGTGAATAACGCACAGTTTCAGGGCGACGACATCGCGACGTTTTCGCCGGCCAGCGTTACTGCTCGTCTCGGAAATAGAACGCAGATTAGCAGGAAAGAGGTAATCATATCGGGCACGGTTGACGCAGTAAATAAGGCAGGCAGAAAAACAGAACTCGCATATCAGCTAGTAAAACGCGGACGAGAACTCAAGAACGACATAGAAAGTATTCTGCTAAACAACCAGGCCAAAGTAACTGGTGGAGCGGCCGTTGCGCCATTACTTGCCGGCGTACCGGCGTGGATCAAGACGAATACTGATCACGTCGGGACAAATCCAGTCGGTGACGGCAGCAATGCGCGGGTCGACGGGACACCGCGCGCATTTACCGAGACGATGCTCAAGGGCGCCTTGAAATCGGTCTACAACAACAGCTCGGAGAAGCTCGATGTCCTAATGGTCGGCGCGTCGAACAAGCAAGTCGCAAGTACTTTTGCCGGCAATGCTCAGAAACAGGTAGACGTTGCAACTAAAAAGCTGACGGCTACAGTCGACATCTATGTCGGCGACTTCCATACTATTTCAATAGTACCTAATCGTTGGATGAGAACTAGGGATGCTTTCTTGCTCAACTACGATTACTGGTCGGTTGACTGGCTGCGCCCAATAAAGCAGACCGAATTGGCGAAGACCGGCGATGCCGAGAAGCGGATGCTGCTCGGCGAATACACCCTGGTCGCCAAGAACGAGGCGGCCAACGCTGGCATCTACGACCTGACAGCGCCCTAACTTGCGCGGGGCGGCTTTTCCTCCCCTGGGCCGCCCCCTCTTTTTCGGCAAAAAATCGATGTCATTGCTCCTCGATTACAACCCGTTTTCCGGGTCGACCGAGACGTTTGACTACGACGAGTCGAGCGGCACCATCACGCTTAAACGCACCTGCGATGTCACTGCGATCATCGATCGCAACAAGGAGCTGCAAAACCACACTGACGGCTGGGTTGGTCAGGGTCGCGACATGCGACTGGCGGCATCAATCCCGCTCGATGTGGCGTATAAGTGGCTGGTCGAGCACGGTGTGAGTTGTTGGAAAAAAGACCACTGGCCGGCGGTCAGGCGGTTGCTGAATTCGAACGAATACCGCTACCTCCGCACCAATCATTTTTACCTGTAGGTCGCAATGGCACTGGACAGCTACAGCGCGCTACAGACGGCGATCCTGCTCTGGCTGGCGCGGCCGGGCGACGCACTCCTACAGCCGTCCGTGCCCGATATGATCCGGCTTTTCGAAGCCGAAGCAAACCGCCGATTGCAGACGATTGGCACCGAGCGGCAGGAGACGGTTTATCCGTTTGGCGGAATATGTGAGTTGCCGGCGGATTTTGCCCGATTGCGGCGCGCATCGCTGGATGACGGCCGCCCCTTGGAATACGTCCCGCCATCCAGTTCCTGGCC